TGGCCTGGGTGCGGGAGAGGAATGGGGTCGGAGGCATCCTACACCCCCGTCAGCAGGGCGATGGAGTCGTTGTCCGCGATGCTGGAGCAGCCCACAATGTAGGCCTTGTCTACCCCCGAGACCCGGAGCCTACGCCCCGTCCTGGAGAGCTGGCAGGTCTCGATGCCCCGGAGCGACCCGGTGAAGTTGTATGGGGATGTGGAGTCTCGGTACCAAATAGGGCTTGTGACGGGGGTTCCCGATGGAAGGATGCTCATCGAGGCTGAGGCAGCGGACCCCCAGATAGCGTGTCTGCGCAGTAGTCGCCATGTGGAGGAGCCCGGCACGAAGCATCCAGCGTGTGCCCCGGAGGCCGAGTTGTAGTGCTCCATGAAATCCACGGTGGAGATCAGAAAGTCCGCGTTGAAGGTGCCGGTTCCGTTGGTCAGCAGCCCATACAACCTGCCGTCAGCCTCACAATCCAGGCCGGCTGACGACCCCGGGTCCCAGAGGGCGCCGCTGAACCCACCGCCGCAGGCGTTGGTGTTGCCCTCCAAGAAAACCGCGACGGCCTCCTCACACTCCAGCACGTGGACGTAGATCGTGGTCGAGACAAAGGACGGCCCCTTCCAATAGCCTGACCACTGACCGCCGGTGAATGGCAAAGCAGCATCCCAGGCGTTGAAGGCTCCACTATTCTTGTTCACCCCGTAAAGGAGGGTGTTGATGGCCCAGGTGTCCGGGGCCCTCATCGTGGGCGTCTTGGCCCCGGAGGCGCCGGACCAGATGAGCCGCTGGACCTGCCCATATTCCGCCGGGGGCGTGGCGTAGACGGCCTCGGTGACTCCCCCGGCCTGGAAGCGGGAGACGGTCCAGGCCGAGCCTGCACCTGGAGTGCGGGCGGAGCCATCGTAGTAGGTGGCCGCCCCGAGGGCTGCGTAGATGGCGTCGAGCACGCCGTCGATGGTGGCTGTCGCGGGGGCGACGGGCAGGAGCTTCTTCCAGTGGAGGGTCATACGATGCTTCCGCCAAGCCATGCCGTGAAGTTAGGCATCGAGATGAGGGTCTCCTCTTCGTTGCCGAGGGTCTCACCGTAGACGCTGAATGACAGTGCGACGACGATGGGGATCCACTGGAGTACTCCGCCCTGGCGGACCAGAAAGGTCTCGTCCGAGGCCGCAGGCACCTCGGCGGACGCCCCGGCCGCGTCGAAGGCTGCGACGGCTGGTGCCCCTGGGGTCCCCGTGTGCCCGCTGGCGGGCCAGGCGAGGTGGGAGAGTGTGGCGTGGTCGAAGGAACCACTGCCCCCTCCCTCCAGGCTCACCCGTGTGCCATCGGCCTTGACCGCGTAGATCTCTCCCGTGGCCAGATCCAGATAGACCGTCGCGCCGACAGCGGGAGGTCCGGGGCGGGTAGCGGGAGTCAGGTCCAGGCGCACCATCACGCCACCTCACGGTCAGGCCACAGTTCCACCGAGGTGGAATGGCCCGCGAGATCCGGAGCAGCCGACAACACCACGGCATCCACGTCGCTGTAGTCCTGCCCGAAAGCCTGCAGGCGCCCCTGGACGGTGGGAAGCCGCACCTGTACCAGATCGCCGGCCACCAATTCTGCCATGCGCCACCCGCGAGTCCGCAGCGTGAGCAGCTCGCGCAGCCTCACCACTGGGCTGGAGATGCGCATACCCACCTCTGTGACAATGGCAAGCCTATTGTCATGCACGACTGGCGTCAGGTCGTAGAGCGCCTCCTCGGCCGCGGGCATGGTTTCGATATAGGCCGACATGGCGGAGTACTCGTCGGTGTCGGCCAGCACTCTGACCGTGCGGTATTCGCGGGCGAGCTCGGGGTCTGGCCAGACAGACGACCAGGCTGCGGGGCCTTCAACCAGGTCGGAGGTGGTGATGGTCAATTTCCGTTGCCTGTTGCTGCCAGGAGACGTGATGGCCCTCATGCTGATGCGGCCCTGCCGGCTCACCAACCAGATCCCCGCGACGGCCAGCAAGCTGTGGAGCCACTCGCCGGCATCCTGGATCGGTTCCTCGATCAGCACCCCCCAGGAATAGGTTCCCGTCGAAACCTGCACCAGGCGCTTGGCGTCATCGATGTCGTCGTGGTCGACCAGATCATCGGGGATGACCAGGCCCCAGGAGTCGGGCAGTAGATCCCAGACCCCGGATCCGGATCCTGACACCAGGAACTTTCGTGCGATGTCCATGGGGTGGCCCGCCAGATACCCCACGTTCTTCACCGTGGTGGGTGAGCTGATAGGCAGTGCCGCGGTGTTGAATTGTCCTGTCAGTGACACGCCCGTCAGGGTGTTTCCAGCCACGCCCGTGTAGGTCAAGTAGAAGGGCGTGGCCCCCATCACCTTGACCACGCCAGTGCCACCTGATTCGCGCTGCAGCACGCTGGCGTCGGCCACCACGAGGGTGGGAACTCCAATAGTGAACGAAGTTGTCGTGGTGGACTGCTGCACATTGTAAAATGGACGCAGGGTAGCGGATCCGGCGGACCATCTGGTGGTGAGCGCCGAGAGCAGGTCCCAGGCCTCAATGATGGCCAGTCCTGGGCGGTGTGTGACGGACCGCAGGACACCCAGAGCGATCGGCTCCATTTCCGCTGGGGTCATGCCGGGAAAGCCAGCGAGAAGGCGCAGTGGGGTTCCGCGGGGGGCCAGTGAGATGGCCTCGGCCGCGGACCCTGCTACCTGCACCGACCAGGATCCATAGGAGCATCTCCAGCTCACGGCCTGCACTCTGTTGGAAGAGATCCGCGGCAGCCAGGAGATCGTGCATGGCACACCGAGCCCATGCATGGACCCATATAGCTGGCCACCTGAAGAGATCGGCGTTTGGAGTGCCTCAATCAGAAAAAACGGGTCGAGAGCCGGAATTGCCAGGTGGCCACGGAACTGAGAGGACCAGCTCATGGGGACCAAGGCCTCGTGATCTGGCGGGGGGCCCTGGCCACGGCGGAGGCCGCAGGAGTAGGACGGGTTGCCCGGATCAGCAAGTCATCGATCGTGAGGCCGTTGTACCCAGGATCGATGCCGAGCAGGGGGCTGGACTCCTCGGAGGCGAGCAGCGCCGCTACCGCCGGATCCGTCTCCAACGTGACATCCAGGGTCCAGTAGATTCCACGTACCGACTTCACCAGCCTCGATCGCTGCATCTGCTCCGCGGTCCACGACAAAGACGGCCAATAATGGTGCCAGCGCACCATCACGACATCGTCGTTGTAGTCATAGACCAGCGGCGTCTGGAGCTCGAGGCGGGAGCCGATTCGGGCCGAAAACCGCACGTATTCGCGGTGGCCCTCCATCCCCAGACCTTCGATGCAGAGCCAGTCGCCATCTACCAATGTGCCGGCTGCACCGTGCCAGACGTGGCCCGGGACGTTGATCTCCGTGTCGCCTCGGCCGGGGGAAGAGTAGGCATATCCAGCCCAGGTCTTCCCCTGGTCCCTGGTGAATCCGATGCCCCCAGCACGCTCGAGGTAGGCTGACAGCGACTCCAGAGCCTTGGCCAGATCCTCGTCCACGAATCGCTCCAAGACGATGTGGACGGATTGGCGACCGCCGCTCGTCAAGGTCGTTCCGAGGCGACCGCCGAGTGAGCGCTCATCGACGCGATGGCGGATCGGATCCACCTGCAGATCAGACAGCTCCTCGCCGAGGTCCGTCACCTCGAGGCTGGCGGTCGGCGATCCGCCGACTGGGTACCAGAAGAACGCCGGCGTGCCCATCAGGACCCCTGGAAAAGCCCGCGGCCACCCGCGATGCGCATGGCGCGGTCGAGCTCCGAAAGCATGTCAGCGCCGAGCCAACCCTGCATGTGGATGTGGATGTCACCCGAACCACCTCCAAGACGCGCGGCGACGCCGCCAGGCTGGATGACCTCTTCGCCTTGGTGGACCAGGGCCAGGCCGGTCCTGGCCACAAAAGTGGAGCCGGAGGCGAATTTGGGAATCATGTCCTGGATGTCGGCGGTGTCGAACACCCCGCCGGTGAGAAACTTCATCACGCTGTTCATTCCACCCTCGCCACTGACCAGATCCTTTCCCGTCGAGAACAGGCCGCTGACCATGTCCTTGATGGCCGTGGCGATGGCCTCAGTGAGGATCGCTGGGAGGTGCTGCAGCAGGTAGTTGGCCATCTCCACGCCGGCGGCGATGAGGGTGGGCAGCGCCTGGGCGATGGCCTCGGGAATGGACTCCGTGAAGTCCGTAGTGATGTCCGGGATCACCTCCGCGATCATCTCGGGGAGCGCCTTGATGCCGTTGGCCAGGGCGTGCTGGATCTCCAGGATCTGCTGGCGCTGACCGTCAGCCCCCTGCTCTCCGAGCTGCAGCACAGCCGCGATGATGGCTCCGATCCACCCCATGTTCGATAGGCCAGAGCTGAGGGCGCCGGATGGGGAGGAGGTCATGTAGCCCTGCGCGGTGGATGCCCGCGCATCACGGTCGGCCTGCGCCGCCTCGGCCGCGGCCGAGGCGCGGGCCGCCTGCTCGGCCGCGACGGCCTGGTCCAGGATGGCCTGGCTGGCCCGATACTCCTCGTCCCCCATCTGCCGCGCCACGATGGCCAGGTCAGCCTGTAGGAGCTTGAGCTCCTGCAGCTTGTCAAGTCCCGGAGCAAGCCCGTCGAGGGCCTGGCGGAGCTGTTGGAGTGCCTCCGAGGGAGCGTCATAGGCTGCCGGGCCAAACATCTCATCTTCGGCAGCCTTGAGCGCGATTGCGAGTGCGCTTTCTGCGGCTGCCTGCTCCCGGGTCACCGCGGTTGTGCCCTTCTTCGCATCGCGCAGGCGGATGGTGTCCTCGGCCAGGCCCTGGGATGCCTTACGCTCAGCCTCCAGCATGTCCATGCGCTGGCGGGCGGCCTCAAGGCTCTCCTCGGCCGCAGAAACTTCCGCGGCAAGCTCCGCGATGCGGGCCCGGCGAGTGGCGGACCCTGCACTCTGGCCGCCCCCGGCCCCAGCCCCAGGGATGCCGAGATCGATGGCGGCCGAGTCCATCCCCTCCGCCGCGCGCAGAGCATCCAGCTCCTCGCGGAGTGGGATCAACGCCTTCATCGCGTGGGTGACGCTCCCGGCGGCCGCGGCGAGGCCGGGAGCGAACCCCCTGGCGAGTTCTTCATCGACCTGCAGGATCGCGGCCTCGGTCTCTGTCATCGTCCCGTTGAGCACCGCCTGCTCCAGAGACAGCTCTCGCACCCGCTTGCGGACCGCCTCCAGGTTGGATCCGACCTTCTCGCTGGACGCCGCGAGGCTGTCCATGTCGAGCTTCAGGTCCCCGATGCTGCCACCGAGTTCCTGTGTCTCCTGGCGAGCAATCGTTTCCTCCTGGCGCATTTTGTAGACCGCCGCCCCCACCGCCAGTATGGCAATGGAGATCGGAACGAACGCGGGGCCGAGGGCCGGCAGAATCGACGCAAATCCAGCGATCCGCCCGAGGCCAGCCGCGACGGCGCCGAGGCGCGGATCGATCATGGCCAGTGCCGGCGCCAGCTTCTCACTGAGGACGCCCTTGACGTCGTTGAGGTTTTTCCCCGAAGTCATTGCGCTCTCACCGAGATCTTCCAGCCCTTCCGTGGTGCGATCAGTCGCTTTTGCGGCCTCTCCGGCGGCCTCCCCGACGTCCCGGATTTCGTCGGAGGCCTCGTTCCTGGCCCGGATGATGTACTCGAGCACCTCAGGGGTTGACATAGTCAGCCTCCCAGCAGCATGAGTAGCATGCCAAGTGGGCCTCCCGAGTCGCCCGCCTGCTTGATGCGCTCCGCGCGCTCGGCATCAGCCTGCTGCTGAGCCAGCACGGCCAGGGCGAGCCTGGTCCAGCCGCCACAGGCCGGCAGGCCTAGGACCATGTCAGCGGGGGTCATTCCGTACCTCGAGGCCGTCGCGTCCAGCAGCCACACCGTCCGCGGATCCATCACAAAAGGGAGCGAGGACCTCGCCAGCCTCCTTCAGATGCACCAGGATGTGGGCGAGCAGCATCATGCGAGTCATCGGCGGAAGAGCAACCACCCACACGCGCCCAGCATCGAGACGCTCCTCCTGCTGGTGCAGCACGAGGTGAATGGACTCCCAGGGAGCGTCCAGCCGCGGTGAGCGGGCCGCGAGCACGCAGGACTGCAGGATCCGCGCCTCAATCTCCGCTGCCTTGGAGTCCTCCAGGATGCGCGGCTGACGAGCCAACCGCTCGTAGACGGCTCGGGCCTTCGGGTCGAGGCGCTCGTTGGCGAGCTGCTGAGGAGCCAGGATTGTGGCTACGGCCTCTCGTAGGGCATTGGCCTGGGCGGCCAGAGCTGGATCCAGCAACCGGATGCGCCACGTCACACCATCGATCGCGACCTCTCTGGTGGAGGCCGAGCCGAGAGCCGCTACCACACTGTCCATGCTCACCTCAGTTCGTGTCGTACGCGGCGTCGTCGTTGGTGAGCGCGATGGAGATGCCGTGGTCTGTCCCATCGGAAAACATCTGCAGCTCGACCGTCTGGGAGATGATCCCGTGGTTCTGGATGGGGTCCGAGACCGACTTCACGAGGGCGTTGTGCAGCGTGATGACGGCCGCGTCGTTTCCGGTTCCGGCCGCGGAGATCGTTGCGTCGGCCTGGTCGCCATCCTGGTAGGCTTCGTAGTAGTCGTCATCGACATCCAGGGTCAGGCGGGCGGTGATTTCGCGCAGGTCGGTGGGCTGGGGCTCGGCAGTGTAGAGGGAGCCATGGGCGGGCCTGGAGGCCAGCTTGTTGTCGCCCATGATCTCCAGACTGCGCAGCGCGCCAGAGATCCCGTTCCAGGAGAACACTCCGAGATGCGACCCGAGGATGGGGACGTCGTCTCCCTCGGTCGGCGTCCCGGCCGCAGCCCGGCCGGCGCTGGACTTTGCCATGATGTCCAAGCTGAGCTGGGCATAGTCGGCCGCGGTGAAGGACAGCGACCAGCGCTGCGCCTTGCAGCCTGCCAGCACCTCCGCGAGCCCGGAATCACCGCGGATGAGCTCCAGGGTGTAACTGGGCAGCACCCGAGGATCCCCGAGGGTGAAGGTGTGGGTGTAGGGCCCAGCGCCTGTGGTTGCCTTGGCGCCGAGCATTGCCTCGAGCAGCAGGCCGATGCCACGGTAGCGGGCCAGGACAACCACCTTGCCGCCGGCGGCCACCTGGAGCACGTGGCTGCGCTGGGGGTTCATGGGGCTGCCGCCTGAGATCAGGTGGGGGACGATCCGCCGATCGGGTGTCGCCCGAAGGTCGGTGCCTGGCATGGCCGGAGACCATGCCGCCCGGGCCACGGGCGCGCCCCAAGCGAGCTCCTTCCCGATGCCGATCCAGGTTCCGTCGCCGTAGTAGAGCGTCATGAGGGCCTCACGCGGAAGGCCGCACGTCGCGGCAGTAGAGCGCGGCGCGGGCGATGATGGTGGCGCCCCCGCTCGTGGTGGCAGCCACGACGAGGACGTAGTTGGTGGCGTCGGAGAGCACGGTGCAGTCCACGGGGACCATCACGATGCCACCCCGGCCGCGAGAGCAGCCGATGTAGCGGATAGCGGCCAGATCCACGCCGCCCGCGACTATGACTTCGTCGGTGTCCCGGACCTCGGCCATAATCTCAACAAGCTCCTCGCCCCACTGGCGGCCAGCACCGGTGGTGCAGTAGGCCCGCAGCAGCCCAGTGAAGTCGAGGTAGATGGGCCGCACAGACTCGCTGGTGACGGCGATGGCGTGTAGTGGACGGGTCGATCCGGGGCGCTCGAGCCCGACCAGGACGATGTCGCCCGCAGGCGCGAGGCGCTCGATCGCGGCCGAAACAGCGGCCCCGGGGACGAACGACCCTGCCGGGTCCGTGGCGGTCGAGTTTCCCCAGTAGAGCCAGACCTGGGCCTGGCAGGCCTGCGCTGATACGACATCATCCACCTGGATGGTGCAGGATTTGGTGGCGTAGTTCCAGGAGGAGACCTGGAAGGTGAGTTCCGTCTCACCATCAGCCTCCGTGATCCGGATGTCGGCCTTGTCGTCCTCGACGTTGTCCCAGAAGAGATCGTAGGTGGCCGGAACGGTGAATGAGGTATCCTTGGTGCCCGCTCCAGAGGAGAAGTCCACCGACACCGGCACACGGTACAGCCAGGAGACATTGTACCAGCTCATGTGGAGATTTCCCGGTAGCGGATGGTGATGCCGAGCAGCAACGCATGGGCGCCAGCCAGGTGGGCCTCCTCCGGCCCGAGGACGCCATCGAGGGCGATGCTGGTCTCGATGGCCAGGCCCCCGAGATGGCGCGTGGCGCTGGGACGGAAGGCCTTGCGGATGTCCTCGTAGTAGGTCTCGGCGTAGTCCTCGATGGTCTCGGGATCGGAGGCGGTGGAGGCGAACCAGACGACCCCGCCGAGGGTCATGGTGCGCTCGGTTCCGCGCAGCTCGGGCCCGCGGCTCGGCTCCTCCCGGGCCAGAAAGATGTTGGCGGCTGGCAACGGGCCCCAGGGTTGGATGTAGCGCCCGATCTTGACAGCGTCCATGCCGGTGAGATCGAGGGTGTAGCCGACGCCTCCGATCGTCTGGAGCGCAGCCTGCATGGCCTCCCTGACCTGGCGCATCGTGGCGGCCATCAGACGGTCCCTCCCTGCTCGGGCTGCTGCAGTGCGCGCCGGATGGCTTTCGCGATCCTGGTTGAGGCGACCTTCATGGCCTCATCGACCGCCGGCCGTAGGAATGGGCGCGGCGGTAGGGTGACGCGCGGGACCAGCCAGTACCAGATCTCGGACCTGGCGTTGCGGCCTCCGACATCGTGCACCAGCATGAGCCGCCCGGCTTTGGTGCGGACGAGCTGAAAGAAGCCCTCCGGAGCTGTCGCACGCAGCGGGCCTGGCATCTTGTCGATGCCCTGGGCCGTCATGGCGTTCTCGGTCGGGATGCGCAGGAACTTGGAGGTGACCGGCTCGATGACGCCGCCCAGCTCCTGGGCGCGGGCGTAGCGTGCTCGGTTTCTGGCTCGGATCGCGAGCTGCCCATTCTGCTCTTCGAGGTTGGCCTCAGAGGATCTGCGCAGCTGGCCGGATCGCTGCCGGAAGATGTCGCGCACGCCTCGCTGGCTGCGGCGCACGATGTCCTGAGTCAGCCGCTCGAATTCCGGGCGGATGACGGCTGTCAGGCCTTGCGGTCCGAGAGCCTCCATGCGCGCCGCGAAGTCGTGCAGCGTGGTCATCAGAGCAGCTCCCGAGGGAGCTTGTAGGGTGCCAGGAGATGTCGGATCTCGATGGGGATGTCGGAGTCAGGGTCGCGAACAGAGGCGCTCCCAGAGCCCTGAGGGACAGAGGAGAGTCCGATGCGGCCGCGCTGCTCGAACCAGACCTTCGCCAGCAGCCCATGGGCCTCGAGCAGGTCGGGCGGGATCAGGTTGCCAGGCGAGGTGGCCCACCCTGCCGTGAACGCCACTTTGATGTTCTTCTCGCCCTGCTGCCAAACGCCATGGGAGCCGGACAGGACGATCCACACCTTTCCGGCACTGCCGTCCAGGAGGGTATAGGCGCCCGAATCGACCAGGGTGTCAGACCCGAAGGCGCGCTGCAGGTCATCGTAGATGGAGGTGAGGGTGGTGACAGGCAGGACGTCCAGCGTCAGGACCTGCCCATCGTCCGAGACGTTCTCGGTGCCGTAGTAGCGGGTGTAGGCGGTGGACTCGATAGTCGGGGTACCGCTCGCGGACGCCGGCGGGTAGCCAAGGTGACGCGAAATGCGCGCGCTGACCCTGGTGATCAGCCGTTCCAGCGCGGTGTCCTCGCCGGTGCCAGAGAGGCCCTTGAGCCAGTCGGCACGCAGCTCGGCGGCGGTCATCACGGCCATCGGTCCGCTCCTCCCTACTTCTTCCGAGCCTTACCCTTGGGCCTGGCCTTGACGGCCTTGTCCTCGGGCGGGGCGCTCGGCGCAGAGGTGACGGGCTCGAAGACATCGGGGAACTCGGCCTGGAGGGACTCGCCCACCTCTGCAGAGACCTCGCGCTTTTCGCCCTTGGGCCACCGCCCCAACGTCGACAGGTAAGACCCGTCGGCGTTGGAAGGATGACCCTTGAGGGTCAGGATCACCGGATCTCCTCGGCCACCACGCGATAGACCACGCCGTGGGCCTTACCAGCGCCGGCGTTGGTGGCGGTGCATTCGAGGACGTCTTCGGGATCGAGCTCGAGATCGTCACCGTCCGCGGAGAGGGTGATTTCCTGGGGCACGCCGGTGGACAGCGCCGTGGTGTCGCTGTCGTGGCTGCCGAGCGAGGTCCCGCCGATCCCCTTGGCCACGTCGAACACCACATGATCGGTGGCGTCCAGGGCGGTGTCGGTGTCGGGCTCGATGTAGATGGCGATGACGCGGATCGGGTTGTCGCCGTAGTTGCCGATGTAGCGCTTGCTGTCGGTCCCGGCGGCCCCGGAAGCGCGGGCGCTCATGAGCTGGAGTTGCATGGTTCTTGCTCCGGTGGGTGAGGCGGTGGCCGAGGCCTCCTGGCCGGCATGTTCCGGCCAGGAGGCGGTCAGCCTGCTACCACTTGTAGCCCCAGGCGACGGGGTACTCGGTGGCGGCGGTGAGGGTGGCGAAGGTGCGACGCAGGGTGGCGACGATCTCGACGTGGCCGCTCTTGATCTCCTTCTGGAGCTCCACCATGGCGCTGCGGCGCTGGTAGTGCTCGAAGGCCATGCGGTCCACGGCCAAGATGCCGGTGTAGCTGCCGGAGGCCGTGTAGAGCCCGGTGGCGGCCAGATCGGCGGACACGAACCGGCTGAGGACCAGGGCGCGACCGAAGATCTGGGCGATCTGGCCGGTGATCAGGGTGGCGTTGGGGCCGAGCTTGTCCGCGGTGATCAGGTTGGTGTCGGTGAGCAGGGTCAGGAAGACCTCGGGCGAGGCCACGTAGATGACCTCGGACAGTGCGCGCTCCGAGAGATCACCCAGCAGGGTGCCGAGCCCGGCCGCGGTCTTGATGGCGCTCATGTCGCGGGTCTTGCTGCGGTCGGCTGCCAGGGCGCGCAGGCCGATGAAGCCCCGGCGGTGATCGGCCGCGCCGCCCAGGCCGGAGGCGCCCCAGCGGGAGCGGATGTTCCACGCCGCGATGTCGTCCTGGTGGGTCGCGGTGGAGTCGCCGTTGATCATGGCATCCTCATACCCATCGTCCAGGGTCTGCAGGATGAGCCGCTCGATGGTCGGGATGGCCAACACCGCGGAATCCTCGACGGTGCCGTCATCCACCAGGACACGCACGGCGAAGCCCTGGGCGTCGATGGTTTGGGAGGAGGTCACCGGGGTGGACGGGGTGTAGGCCGCGGGGTTGTCGGAGGAGATCTGGCTCTTCAGGTAGGGTCGGCAGCTCGTGGTGATCTTGGGGCGGATCACCGCGGCCGAGGCCATGGGCACCATGGTGAAGAGCGAGGCCAGCCGGCGAGGCACCTGGAAGGGTTCGTAGAGCTGGGGCACGAACTCATCCGGGATCCACTCGGCGCCGGCGCCGGCGGTGTCGGCCAGCGCCTTCTCCGCGGCATCCCGGATCTGCTTGGGCGCCCGGGAGAGCAGGTAGGCGACCTCCCCATCGAGCTTGGGCGTGGCGGGGCTCCTGCCCATCATCAGCCGCGCCAGGCTGCGCCGGCCGACTGCCTCCTTGAGGTCCTGGTGCCAGCGGCCCATGGTGTCGATGTCGTCCAGCAGCCCGGGGGCTTCGTGCTCGAAGACGTGGGCGCCCAGCTGGAAGGAGATCTGCTCGGTCTTGAAGCGCAGGCCGCGCTCGGGGTGCACATAGCGGCCGAGGTCCTTCTCCTCGCCGGTGACGCTGATGGTGGCCTGGGGAGCCGCCTGGGCGTTCTCCACGGCTTGCTGGAGGCGGGTGGAGAATCCGGCGAGCTGGGACTTGGTGCCGGACCCGTCGTCGCGCAGTTCTTGCACGGCAGCCTTGAGCCGACCGAGGAAGATGGGGAGATCCGCGGCGGTCTTGACGGTCGCCGGATCGAGGGAGTCGAGGATCTGAAGGCTCATGCTGGCTCCTCGCGGAAAAATCCGTTGAGGTCTTCCGCTGCGGGGGTGGGGGCGAAAAAGGCGGACAGGTCTTCGGGCGCTGCCGCCGGGGTGGAAGCGGCTTGGCCATCGAGCAACCGCCCGATCACCAACCCACGTTGCTCCGGGTGCGCCCGGAGAAGGGACTCGAGGTCACCGACCATCGCCTCCAGGCCGCGCTGGACAAGCGCTACCTGGTTGGCCGGGACAGGAACAAAGCTGATCTCGAGGAGTTCGATGTCGCTCACCAGGAAGCCGCGGACGGATCGCAGCGCGTCTCCCTCAGGCAGCTCAGACCTCCGGCGCCAGGTCGCCGCGATGAAGCCTACCGAGACCGTATTGAGAAAGCCGCGATCGACCTTCCCGCGGACCTGCTTGGCGAACGGGTCTTCATCGTCCCAGACCAGCTCGGCGACCAGGCGATCACCGACCACGGCGACCTGTATGGCGCGCGCCACCGGCAGCATCCGGTAGTCGTGAAAGACCAGGATCACTGGGTTGGTGGCGTAGTTGTCGAGCTTCCATGGCGGTTGCAGGATGTCGCCATCGCGGTCCTCGACGGGCGCTGAGGCGACCACGATGGTGGAGTCCTCCTGCAGCCGGGTGAAGCCGGCGGGCGAGGCCTCGGCGACGGCCATGGACATGGTCTTGGTGCGCATCAGGACTCCTCGTCCAGGACTGGGATGATCGAGCAGGTGCAGTTGACGTCCATGGCGGCGGTACCGAAGCCACCAGGGCCATCAGCCTGCAGGCCGATGTACTTGGGCCGACTCACATGCCCGTTTCCGGACGCTGGGATGGTGAACTTCTGGCCGACCTCGACGACCTGTCCGTCGAGCGCCCAGTGCTCCGATCGCGTGCCCTCGCCGCGGCTGGAGAGCCAGCCCTTCTTGAGGCTGACCCCGGAGGCCTGGGCCCGCTTCATGGCCCCCTCGCCTCCGATGGACAGCGCGCGCGCAGACTCTGTGCGCGCGATGGCCAGAGCACGGCCTGGCCCGAAGGCTGCGGAGTCCTGGATCGCAGCCGCCAACTCGGCGACCGACTGGCCCTCCTGAATGCCACGATCGAGCACCTGGATCAGCGCCTGCTGGGTGGTGGCCGACATGTTGACCACTCGGGCGCCGAGTTCCTCGCGGGCGAGCTGGTAGGCAGCCTCCGGATCCCAGTCCACGCGACCCTGACCCAGCGACATCTCCTCGGCGGCCTGCAGGAACGCACGGCGGACAACGCGCAGCGCCTCCTCCTCCAGTCCCTCCTGCATGGCGAGTTGCTCGGCCGTCTGATCCCAGAGTTGGCCGATCAGCGCGTCCACCGAGTAGTTCTTCGCGAGCAACGTGCGAACCTTGCCCGCCAGGCGAGCGGCCTGTGCGAGGAGGACACGTGCAGCAGCCTGGGCGAGTATCCGCTCCGCGGGCTTCTGGAGTGTCTTCCGGAGGTGCTGCCAGCGCTCGGCGCGCTGCTCGTCGGTGCCCATGCCCTTGCAGCCCGAGAACATGGTCCCAAGATCCACCGCCGGAGCCCAGCCAGCCTCCTGGTCGGCCGGGGGCAGGCTGGTGGGGGCCGCCGCATCCTGCCTCTGTACGCCGGCGGCACGCAGGGCGGCGGCCACGTCCCCGAGACCCTCGGATTCCAGCGCCACCTCCTCCGGGATCCCAGCCAGGATGAGCTGCACCGCGCGGGTCACGGCGGACGAGCGCCATCGCTGCAAGGCGCGGACACCGCCGAAGTCGGTCTCTGCCACGGTATCGGCTTCCCCCGCCAGGCGCAGCAGTCGCGTCCAGCAGGCCGCATCGAACAGGCGAGCATCGTCCTGCAGCGACACCCAGAGCTGCTCATCCTGCATCTCGGCCGTCGCGAAGTTTGCAGTCTCCAACCCCACACCGACAGGAGGTGTCCTGGTCACAGCCAAGATGGCCTGCCGGTTCGCCTCGCGCAGCTTCTGGAACTCCATGTCGCGTGGGCTGAACGACAACGGCGTGATGTCAGCCTCGCTTGACCCCACCAGGCAGCCGCCGCCCGCGCGCATCATGGCCTCATAGCGTTCCTTGATCTCCGTCCGCTGCGGAGAACTCCAAAATCCGCCCGCCTTCGGCGTGATGAGAACATCGGCTCGGCCGCGACGTGCGGTCTCACCAGCGCGCAGGATGGCCTGGTGCTCGGCTTCGAGCTCACGATGCAGCGGCTCGACCACGCCAACACCGGCATGGAATCCCGCAGGATCGTCACGGAAGCTCGAGGCGCGGCAGAAAAGCACACGATCCGCCGCAAGGGTGACCTGGCCAGATCCGGAGTTGTAGGTGAACCCAAAGATGCCGGACCTGCTCGGGACGATGCTCACGCGTTCGGGGTGCCACCGCACCAGCGCAATAGGATCCACCCTCGCCCCGAACACGCCGTAGATCGGGAGATAGCACGCCCCCGACAGCAGCCAGTCCACGTAGATGTCGCGCCGAAGCTGCTCGCCTACCTGGTAGGAATTCGGCTGATCAAGCAGGCCGTACAGCCAGTGATCGTCCAGCAACTCACGTTCTCCGTGGCGCTGGCGGTACACCAAGATGGGCAGGCCAGAGAGGCGGGCGGCGCGGAGGTTGGCCGATGCGTACAGCCAGGAAAACGCAGCCCCCGCCTCCATGGCGTTCTCGGGGTCATAGGGCGGTGTTCTGGGGTAATCGCCTCCGAACTCCGCGCCGAAGTCGGGCCTGATGGGGTTCTCGACGAGAGCCCCAAGCCCGATGGCGCGCAGTACGGAGGACAACCGGCCCATCAGGTGCCGACCTTCTGCTGGCGCAGATCCCACAGGACATAGGCATCGTTGTCAGCGCCAGAGTCGAACCCGGTCTCCCAGTAGAGCTTGCCGTTGGCGTCGGTCCAGATGACGACATCGAGACCGGAGGCGGCAAGCTGGGTACCGACACCGATGGAGCCGGAGTCGTAGCGCTCGGAGGTGATGTCACCGAGCGTCCACCCGGTGCTCTCAGCCAGCCGCAGGCGATAGTTGGTCGCGCTTCCTGCGGTGCGCTTGAAGTACACGGCCTCCAGGATGTAGGGAGAACTCGCCTCCAGATTGACCAGCTCGCGCTCGGTGGTTCCGTCGTCAGATGTGACGGCGCCAGCGAATCGCACCAGGCCGCCGTCCGAGACCTGCGCCGTGAGAGTGTCGAGCTTGCCCTCCACCTCGTCCACCGCGACCTCCAGGCCGTCCACGTGCCCGTCGATGGCCAGCAGGTCCGT